CAAATATGCGATATACATGCAATAGGAAAGTGACGCAGTTTTGCGATATTGTAAACTTTGCTCAATGTGCTATGTTTGCCAAAAGGGATTGAACAATGCCGCCGAAGCCTCCAGATCAAACGCACTATCCGACCGATGCGCAGCGCCAGCTTGTGCAACTTCACGCGACCGTGGGGACAACCCAAGCCGTGATTGCCGACATCTTGGAAATCGACTTGAAAACACTGCGCAAGCATTATCGGGCCGAATTGGATCAAGCCAAGAGCAAAGCAAACGCAACTATCGGCGGCGCGTTGTTCAACAAAGCAAAGGGCGGTGATACTGCCGCGATGATATTCTGGATGAAAACGCAAGCCGGGTGGCGCGAAAAGCTGGACCTAAACCACAGCGGCGGGTTCAACGTGACAATCAACGGCGATGATGCAGACCTTTGACCTAACGCCAAAGCAAAAGGAAGTGCGGGCTATTTTCGCAACCGCCCGGCGCTATTTCTTGGTCTACGGAGGAAGTCGGTCTGGCAAAACTTTCCTTGCCTGCTATGCAATAATCGTGCGCGCAATCAAAGCGCCGGGGTCGCGCCATGCCATATTCCGCAATGACGGGGTGGACGCAAAGCAATCCATCGGCAACGAAACAATCCCCAAGGTAATAGCGCTTGCGTTCCCTGACCTTGTGTTGAAGTGGCGTGACCAAGACGGATATTTTGAACTGCCCAACGGTTCGCAGATTTGGCTTTGCGGCCTGAAAGACAAGGCGCGGCTGGATAAGGCGCTGGGCAAGGAATACGTTACCATCTACCTCAATGAAGCGTCACAGATCACGCTTGAGGCGTTCGAACTGGTCAAATCTCGACTTGCGCAGGTTGTGCATGATGTAAATGGCCGCGTTATGGCCCAAAAGATGTATGTGGACCTTAACCCGACAGCATCGGCCCACTGGACGTATCAAATATTCGTTCTAGGCAAAGACCCCTCGGACCGCAGGCCGATACCGGACCACGAAAAGGATTATGTCTATGCCGTTGTGAACCCAACCGACAACGCGGATAACCTGTCGCCGGAATACATTCGCAGCTTGCAGAACATGCCGGAACGCCAGCGCCGCCGCTTCTTTGAAGGCGCATACAATGCGGACGACGACAACGCGCTTTGGAATCGTGGCGTTATTGAGTACGATGCCCCACCTGAATTGGCCCGCATTGTCGTAGCGATTGACCCGGCAACAACCAACAACCCCGGCAGCGATGAAACTGGGATAATCGTTGCGGGCATGGACGCATCAAAGCGCGGCTATGTGATTGATGATGAAAGCGGCAAGTATCGGCCCGAGGAATGGGCGCGGCGGGCGATTTCGCTTTATGACACCTATGACGCCGATTGCATTGTTTGCGAGGTGAACCAAGGCGGCGACATGGTGGAAAGCATGATCCGTGCTGCCGCCAAGGGCCGGGTGATACCAGTTCACAAGGTCACAGCCACGCGGGCCAAGCATGTCAGAGCAGAGCCTATCGCAGCGCTGTACGAAGCTGGAAAGGTTAAGCACGCCAAGCCCATGCCGGAACTTGAAGACCAGATGTGCCTGTTCACAATAGACATGGACAGAAACGCAATGGGGTTTTCGCCCGACCGGGTTGATGCTTTGGTCTGGGCTATGACTGATCTTTTCCCTCAGATGGTTAAGCGCATCCTTGCACCACCTGTGGCCCCAACCCCGATATATAACCCAATGGCTAGAAGATAGTTTGCAAAGTTTGTAAATGCGCGCTATAACTTTGCAAACTTGCGAGGGCGCAGCGTGACATATTCCAGCTATTCAGTTCTAAACCCCGGCGCTTCAACCGATAGCTTTTTCACCGATGGGGAAAACCCACCGCAAATCCAGCGCAACTTTGGCCGATCCTTTGGGGGCCAAGCAGCGGCGCACAATGGCAAAACGGACGGAAACGTCACGGGCGGATCTTGGCTGCAAAGCTTCACAGTCCCAGCACTTAGCACCACGGCCATTGATGGTTGGGATTATTTTGAGGACTTTTCGCGGTGCGCTTGGGTTACGACCGGGGGTATTTCCCTGGCTGGTGTTTCCCGTTCGGCTGAGATTTCCGATGCCCTTGGCGGTGTATTCGCTGCGATGAATGACTATACGGGCCTCAAAAAAGGTTGGGCCGCATATATCGACGCCGTTAAGGGCGCGGCGGGCGCTGGTTCGACGTTCACGATTGAGGCTAACATTGCAAACCTGCCGGGCGTATCCCCGCGCGGCGGCGCAACGCCTTACAATATCCGCTCTGACGGTCAGACCATCGGGCTTGTGCTGGCCGCTGGTTCGGACGCCGCAGTGTTTGGTCGTTCCTATGCTGTTGATGCCGCCGCCGAGGTTATCGACAACGGGGCGGTATTTCATACGGGCATCAATTTCCGCAATGCGATCATGCGCCGGGGGATGACTGACGACAAAACCGCCGCGCCAAACACAGGCTACGCCCGCGCGATTGGGATGCAGTACGACCAAGGCATAAGCTGGTATAGCCTATCTGCGCAGGTTGTATCAGCCCCGGCAACGGTAGTGGGAACTCTTTACATCATCCAGTCAGTCGGCACCACCGACTTCACCCTAATCGGGGCCGCAAGCAATACTGTTGGGGTTTCGTTTACCGCAACAGGGGCAGGCACTGGCACTGGCACCTGCTCAATCGCGGGTTCGCAGACTGAGGCTGTGCGGATATGGGGGCAGGTCAGCAGTCCAACTGTTCAATGGCGGCAGACCTTCACAGATACGGGTATCGTATTCGGTGATGATGAAAGCCCCGCAAACAATGCCTTCGTAATTGGGTATCTTGCGGACGGCGCGGCGGGTGTGAAAATCACCCCGGCAATTGCAGGCGGACGCCCGGTTGTGGCCGCTATCGGCTCGGCAACAGATGTAAACCTCGGCTTGTCAGGCAAGGGCGCTGGCAGTGTCGTGATTGAGGGCTTGGACGCATACGCGACTAATGTTGCGGCAGCAGCGGCGGGCCTCCCCGTTGGTGCGCTTTATTACAGGACGGGCCACGGCCTCGATGTGGTGATTTGATATGAGCCGGATCAGCAAAGCAGACAAACTCAAAGACGTTCACGCGCAAGCCCTGCGCAGCTTTTCACTGTCGCAATCAGCCACAGAGGACCAGCGGAGCGTGTCGCTTAATGACCGCCGTTTTCATACGGTTTCGGGCGCGCAGTGGGACGGCCCTATCGGGGCGCAGTTTGAAAACCGCATTCGCCTTGAAGCTGATATGGTTCACAAGGCGGTTAAGCGTGCTGAAACAGAATACCGGGAAAACCGGATTACCGTTGATTATATCAGCAAAGACGGCGATGAACATGACGAGTTGGCCGACCTGTGCGATGGGCTTTTCCGTGCAGATTGCCAAGACAGTCAGGCCGAGGAGGCTTTCGACAACGCATTCGTGGAGGGCCTCGGCGGCGGTATGGGGGCTTGGCGGCTTACAACCGAATATGAGGATGACGAAGACGACGAAGACGACAGGCAGCGCGTTCGCCTAGAACCAATCTATGAGGCTGATCAGCGCGTGTTTTTCGATGCAAACGCCAAGCGGTACGACAAGTCGGACGCGGGCTTTGCTTTCGTTGTCACCAGCATGACGCCTGAGGCGTTCAAGGAACAATACAACGAGGACCCCGCAAGCTGGCCCGCCGATGTGGTTGGAATGTGGGGCAGCGGGTTCCATTGGTCTCGGCCCGATGCGGTATTCGTTGCAGAATATTACGTTGTCGATAATGCAAAAAAGACAATTCTGAGATATGAAACGGCAACGGGCGACAAGGAAAGCCGGAACGAAGCCGACCTAACCGAAGAAGTTGAAACCGACCTTGCAGACCGGGGCTTCGTCTTGGTTAGCGAGAAGGTGGTCAAGGTTCGGCAGGTTCACAAGTACATCATGTCAGGCGGCGGGGTTCTTGAGGATTGCGGCGTGATTGCGGGTACGGAAATCCCTATCGTGCCATTCTACGGCGAGCGGGCATTTATTGAGGGTGCGGAGCATTGGCGCGGGATTGTCCGAGGTGCCAAGGATATGCAGCGCCTAACAAATATGCAGCTTTCTTTGCTGGCATCTATCAGCGCAAGCGGTGGCACGGATAAGCCAATCTTTACGCCTGAGCAAATCCAAGGTCACGACTTGATGTGGGCGCGGGATGCGGTGGAGAACTATGCCTACCTCTTGGTTAACCCGGTGACAGACGCAGCAGGCAATCCAACGCCCGTTGGCCCGGTTGGCATGAAATCCGCCCCGCAGGTGCCGCAGTCGCTTGCCACGCTATTGCAGGTGTCCAATCAGTACACCTCTGACATTCTTGGCAACCAAGAAAACGGCGACGAATACAGCGCCAACCTGAGCGGCAAGGCTGTTGAGTTGGTGCAAAACCGCCTTGACCGTCAAGTCTACCTGTATATGTCGAACTTCGCCAAGGCCATGAAGCACTGCGGCAAGATTTGGCTATCAATGGCCCGTGATGTGTACGTTGAAAGCGGGCGCAAGATGAAAGTCATTGACGACCAGGAACAAGTCGAATGGGACACGCTAAACGTCACGGCAATTGACGACAAGGCCGGGCTTGTAACCCGCAACGATATGTCAAAGGCTAAGTTTGAAATCTCGGTTGATGTTGGCGCTACGTCATCCTCGGCCCGGTCGGCAACCGTCCGCACGCTTGGCAGCATGTTGCCCATGGTGACGGACCCCGCAGACCAAAAGGTCTTGCTGGCAACCATTGGCCGCAACCTTGAAGGCGAGGGCATGGGCGGGATGCGTGAATATTTCCGCCGCGCGCTTGTGCAGATGGGCGTTGAGGAGCCTACGGACGCCGATAAGGAGGAAGCCGCCAAGCAGCAGGCACCACAACCGGGCGCGCAGGAATTGTATCTAATGGCCGAGGCTGAGAAGTCGCGCGCCAACGCAATCAAGGCCGAAGCCGATACAGGCAAGGCGGTTGCTGACACAGAATTGACCCAAGCGAAAACGGCAGAAACGCTCGCCGGGATCAACGTAACCCAACGAAATGCGGCGCTTGAAGCCGCTTTGAAGTTGAGACAAGCGGCATCCGCACCGCCGCAAATTGGTGTGAGTAATGAGGTAGGACAATGAGCGACCTGACAGACGAAACAACCGAAATCGCTGAGGACATTCCGGCGGATGATGTTGAGGCCGAAGTTGAAGCCGAAGCGGTGGATGCAGATGCCGAAGGTGATGAACAGTTTACGGTAACGATCAAAGGCGAAGAACCCGAAGACGAAGACGGTGGGGAATCTGAAACCCCTGTCATTCGGACCCTTCGTCAAAAATTGCGAGAGGCTGAAAGGAAGGCCAAAGCCCTAGAGCGTGAAAAGACAGAGGCCAGCGCGGCGAAACAATCCGCAGAACTGCCCCCACGTCCCAAGCTTGAAGACTTTGACTATGACGATGCCAAATTTGCGGAAGGGCTGGAAAGCTGGATAGACCAGAAGAAAGCCCACGATGCCACAAAGAAGGCAGAGCAAGACGAGCGGACGGCAACGCAGCGCGAATTTGAGGAGCGCCAGACCGGGTATAACACCCGCAAGGTTGCTCTTGGCGCTGCTGACTTCGATGATGCAGAGGCAACCGTGGATGAGGTTCTTTCCGTCCACCAGCGCGGTATGTTGATCGACGCAGCCGAACGCCCTGAACTTATTGTCTACGCCCTCGGCACAAAGCCAAAGCTTGCAGCCCAACTTGCTGCAATCAAAAACCCCGTAAGGTTTATCGCTGAAATTGTACGTCTCGAAGGGAAACTCGAAGTGTCCACCACCCGAAAACCACCAGCGCCAGAAAAGCGCCTCGCCACAACAGGCGGCGCGGTTACTGGTACAAATCAACAAGTCGCCAAGCTAAAGGCTGCTGCCGAAGCATCGGGCGACTATACCGCATATTTTGCTGCGAAGCGAAAAGCGGAAAATAAGGAATAATCTAAATGGCTAACTCAGCACTAAAAGCAATCGAAATCATGTGGGAAGAGTTCGTTGAAAAATACGATTCCATGTGCGTCCTTTCCAAAATGGTTGATAAGGAAACAATCGACCCAACCGAAGCGCAGCGTTCCGGCGATGTGATGTACGTTCGCCAGAACTACCACGCCTCCACTGTGGCGGGCTTGGATATTTCCGGCGAGACTGATATGGACGTTATCAGCCGGGCCGTTCCGCTGGTTTTCCAAGATCCGCAGAACGTCAAGTATTCCATGGATGCCAAGGAAATGCGCGATGAAACCGTGATGCGCAAGCAGGGCGAAGCTGCTGCACAGCGCCTTGCCTCTGTCGTAGATACCACGCTTTACAACCGCGCCGTAGATCGCGCGACCATTGTAGAGCTTGCAACTGGCGCGATGACTTGGAATCTCGGCCAGTCGGCGGAAACGTCCTTGATCCAGCGCGGTATCAGTTCCAGCCAAGCGCGGCTGCTGCTGAATGCTACCGATTATCAGGCGGTGTCTGCCGACTTGGGCGGCAAGGCTTATGTCGGTGATTGGTCAAAGGGCGCTTACGAGCGTTCGATGGTTCCGGGCATTGCGAACTTCCAAACGCACCGCACCGACAACCTGAAAAACCTGGCCATCAAGGGTACGGTAACAGGGGCCACGGTTAACGGCGCGCAATCGCATACGGTTGTTGCCAAGGATGCAAACGGCGTCCCTGTTGATAACCGTCAAATGGCCTTGACCGTTCAGGGTGCGAACGTGGCAAACATCAAGGCGGGTGATGTGTTCACCATTGCCAACGTGAATGCCGTTCACATGATCACCAAGGAAGATACGGGCAAGCTGCAAACTTTCCGCGTCTTGGCGGTTGGTGGGTCGGGTACGTCTCTGACCGTCTCGCCTGCAATCGTTGCGGATGGTCCTTACCAAAACGTAACCATCGCGGCGGCTAACTCGGCGGCTGTGACTTTCGTGAACAACGCGACAAAGCCTGCAAACCTGTTTTTCACTGGCGATGCTATCCAGTTGAAGTACAGCCGCTTGCACTTCCCGACCGATCAGGGCGCTAAGGTGATGACTGCGACCACGGCAAACGGCGCGCCGCTTACCATGTCGTATTTCTTCAACCACCTGACCGGCAAGACGCAGTTCCGCTTCCATACCTACTTTGGGGCCGAAGCTGTTGATCCTGAAAAAATCGGCATCATTGTTGCCAACCAATAACAACGGCGGGGCGGGGAAACTCGCCCCCCTTCTTTCATGCCGGGGATAGGTTATGAGTTGGACGAAACGCCAGATAATCGCGCAAGCTTATTCCGAGATTGGATTTGCGGATTACGCTTTTGATATGCAGCCGGAGCAGTTGCAGAACGCCCTGCGCATTCTTGACAGCATGGTCGCAGAGTGGGACGGCAACAGCATTTTCTTACGTTATCCGATGACCTCAGAGCCTTCGCAGTCATCGCTTGATACAGACAGCAACATTCCAGACAAATACATCGCCACGGTTTACAATAACCTTGCGCTGCGCATCGCGCCGGGCCTCGGCAGGCAACCTCTGGCATCGACCATCACGGCGGCAAAGGCTGGCCTGAACATCATAACGCGGGGGCAGGTGACAGCACTTAGCCGCGTGGCCGATCCGGGCGCGGCCCCGGTAGGTGTGGGCAATTCGCCAACAGGCCGCAGCTACATAATCGGGGAATAAACCTATGACACAGATCAATGAACTAAACCAAATTGACGATATTTCTGCGTCTGACCTTGTGCGGGTTTGGGATACGTCAAACGGTTCTGAGCGGTCCGCTTCGCTATCGCAGGTCGCAGATTTTCTGGGCATCGCATCATTGCCAACGCAATATTCGACACCCACAGCCTCGCCGTTTAGTATCGCGGCCAATGTCGGTTGGCTGATTATCCAGCCGATTGCAGCCTATGCCGTTGGCGAGGTTATTTTGCCAGCCGCGGTGCACGGCCAAGAGGTGAGCGTGGTTTGCACGCAGGCCGTTGCAGCGTTTAGCGTTGTCGGCAGCGCTATCGGCGCGCCTACGTCCCTTGCGGCAGGCGGGTTCTTTACAATGCGTTACGACGAATCCGGTCAAGTTTGGTATCGGGTGGCTTAAATGCAGATCCCGATTGTAAGCGGCATTTATGCGGGTGCAGATGGGGCTTGGCGCACCGCTTACCCGGTGAACATGGAGCCGACACCCAAAAGCACGGGTATCAGTGAAGGCAATCTGCGGGTAGCTGACGGCATTGTGTCAACTGGCGTGTCAACAGGCGTTTCGCGCGGGGGCATTCTTTGGGATGGCACAATGTACCGCGTCCAAGGGTCCAAGCTTGTATCAATTCGGGCCGATGGGGTCACGGTTGAAATTGGCGATGTTGGCACGGGCAGCGATGTGTCGATGACCTATGGTTTCAGTCACTTGGCGGTAGCTTCGGGCGGCAATCTGTTCCTATATGACGGCACCACGCTTGCGCAGGTGACAGATGCAGACTTAGGGACGGTCATTGATGTTGTTTGGATCGATGGGTATTTCTTGACGACTGACGGGGAATTTTTGGTCGTCACAGAATTGAATGATCCGTTTTCCGTCAGCCCGCTTAAATATGGGTCGTCAGAGGTAGACCCTGATCCAGTGCTTTCGGTGCTGCGGGTGCGCAACGAACTTGCCGCAATCAATCGGTACACAATCGAGACATTCAATAACATCGGCGGCGAAAACTTTCCATTCCAGCGCGTGAATGGTGCGCAGGTCCATAAAGGGGCGGTTGGCACGCATTGCGCTTGCGTACTGTCTGACGCGGTGGCTGTGCTTGGCAGCGGGCGGAATGAAGTTCCAAGCGTTTGGCTTTGCGCAAACGGCGGGGCGCAAAAGCTTGCCACGGCAGAAATTGACGAGATACTTGCCACATATTCAGAGCAAAGCCTTTCCGGCGCATATCTTGAGGTCAAAACGCATCGCGGCCATGACACGCTGCTGATCCACCTGCCGGATCGGTGCCTAGCCTATGACGCATCGGCCAGCGTGGCTATGTCAAGCCCGGTTTGGTACACCCTGACATCAAGCGCAATCAGCTTTGAGCGTTACCGGGCCAAGCATCACGTTTGGGCATACAACGCTTGGCACGTTGGGGACACAGCAACCGCAAAGACTGGAAAGCTTGACCGGACGGTTGCGACACACTTTGGCGACCGGGTGCGGTGGGAGTTTGTGACCCCGATTGTGTACAACGAAAGCAAAGGCATCCTGTTCCATGAATTGGAATTGATCGGCCTGTTTGGCGTTGCGGCAGTTGGTGCAACCCCGCTTGTGTCCACCAGCTACACGCTTGACGGTGTGGATTGGTCGCAACCCAAGACCATCAACATTGCCCCGCGTGGCGCACGGAATTACCGCGCCCGGTGGTTGCAACAGGGCCATATGACAAGCTTTCGCGGCCAGCGTTTTCAGGGGGACAGCGCGTCACCAATTGCGGTATCCCGGCTTGAGGCCCGCGTGGAGCCGCTGCTATGGTGAACCCGCTAACGCCTACCCGGCCACAGATTGCAAGAATGGTTGGCAACGATCCCGAAATGATCCGGGCGTTCGAAACACTGTTTCGGGTTGTGGGGATTGATAACGCTGCGGACTTTGATGAGGTCACAGCAGAGGTTGTGGCGGCTCAGCTTGAAGCTATCAGGGCATTGCCCCGCCCGGCGGCGAATAGCGGCATTGTGGACTATATCGACTTTAGGGCCAGCGCCCCACATGCGGAGGCAGAGCGGCGGCTGTGCTGGAATGACGACGACGACACGCTAAATATCGGCATGATGTACGGCGTATCGCAGCAGGTCGGGCTTGAGGCATACGCGCGGGTTGAGAATAACACAGGCGTCACGATTCCGAACGGCGCGGTTGTGGGCTTTAGCGGCGGGGGTACGGGCGGCGCGATTTCAGTTTCGCCATTCATCGCAGACGGCTCAGACCCTAGCGTCTATATTCTGGGGGTGATGACGCATGATCTGCCAGATATGTCGTCGCGGGGCTATTGCACGCAAATGGGGTTTGTCCGTGGCATAGACACAAGCGCTTTCGCCGTTGGAGATCCGATTTATGCGTCCGACAGCATCGCCGGGGGGATGACCAATATCAAGCCGACCGCGCCCAACAATGTCATTTTGGTGGGGATTTGCCTTACTTCAAGCGCAG